CTATCCTTAGCCAGTTCAGTTAACACCTCTACCGGTGTGTTAGGGTTCCCGGCAGCGCTACAGCGGACACCACAGTTACTATCCTTAGCCAGTTCAGTTAACACCTCTACCGGTGTGTTAGGGTTCCCGGCAGCGCTACAGCGGACATCACAGTAGCTGTTTAAAATTTCATTCTTAGTCATTCTCTATATAATTTATGTTTTAATATCAATTCGAATAAATATAATGCATTCCTGCTTCATATACCTTATGTACATCAGGGTCATTCTTGTCTTCCGGTTCCAATTCACTCTCTTCACAAGCATAATCCCATTCAGAGTTGTAGTACATATCCTCATTTGTTTTCTCCAAGGAGCAATCTTTCATCAAATTCATATCTTCTCCCCAAACTGCAACTTCCTGCTGTTGCTCTTCTTCTGTCATAAGGGATATTTTGTCTTTTAATTCTTTCCAGGTCATAGCTTAATTCTTTTTAATTGTTAATTATCAAATCATTGTGGTTATTGCATTACTTGCAACAACCACTGCTGTTCCTTCATGTCTTGTTAGTTTGTTTTTGGGCACTCCAAACATTATAATCAGATTCAGGCAATTCAATAATATTCAAAATTACAATCTTAGCATTTTCACATTCAAGTGTAGATGCTATCTGCTCTATTGCTATCTGTCTGTTCAGATAGCATCCATCCGTCACAAAAGTGGTTTGCCCAGAACCATGTACTTTGCCATTGCCAAAATTGTATGACACTATGAAATATCTTTTTCCGCTCATATTTTTTTATCATTTAAATATTGTTCGTCAAAATAACCATGTCTAATCAACCACCCAATCATCGAAATGCAACATTCTATCGGATCATCTTCTATATGTGTGCCAACCAGACAATCGGCGGTGTATCTCCTTATTGAGAGAATATATCCTTGTGCTTTCTTTGTCAACTCTGGGTGGTGAGGCTTAAATCCCGGTTTTGGATCTGGAACCTCAGTAGGCAACAACTCCAACAGCCTTGACAGACTCCATGCAGGAATGTCTTTTCCCCACAGGCTATCAAAAATTTCTTCACCAGTCATTGGTGTTCCATCAGGGTGTTTGTGAAATGGAAATTTTAGTTTGGCTATTCTTTCCGGAGTCCAAAACTTTCCTCTTAATGTTGGCGACTTAGTTTGTAGCTCCCACTCTAAAGCAGGAACTCTACTATTTGTATGATGATATACCATATCAGCCGTTTCGGGCTTCACTCCAAGAGAGAGCAACCTTTCCGATTGCTCCCTCGTTGTACATATTTGTGATTTAAATTCCATATTGCTTAATCGTAATTATAATTATCAAATTCGTTATGTCTCAGTTCCTTTTCTTTCATGGTCTTCATTTTATCGTGCCATATCGCCAACATAGCTATTGCATTCCAAGCCATGTGAGCGAGTGCTGGCAACTGTGATTCTTCGTCAAATTCCTCTCCATTATCAAACGCCACCAAATGCCGCAGTAATGCAGCCTTGTAGCGTTCCATTCCATCAGGAAGGTTTCTCCATGAGTTTGGGGCGTACTTCTTTGCTCCGAAGGTGTAAACCTTTACTACATCTTCCAAATCTGAAAGCGGAAGTAATTCCCACATTGGCTTGTTGTCTTTTCGGTCGTTCTTTCTTGAATCATTCATGCTTCCTCCTCCAATTTTTTAAAATAATGTTGTTTGTATAAGTTTCTTACCATTAGGGAAAGTTTGTTCTCCAAAGCATTCTTCTCTAAACCTCTTCTCCTGTGCTTCGAAATAATCTTTGTCTATTTCAGTTGCATAAAAGTCAAACCCCAACTTGTATGCTGCTATACGGCTGCTCCCGCTTCCCAGATGCGTATCAAGTATTTTATCTCCTGTATTTGCATAGTTTTTCAAAATCCAAGAATAAAGTTTAATAGGCTTTTGTGTCGGGTGTATTGTGCCGTCTTTGGCCAATTCTCCTCTATTGATTTCTATTATACGAGTAGGGCAATTAAATGAGATGTAAGCTATTTCACAGTCTGACATAGTTAATCCTTTCTGTCCCTTATACCATATAATCCACCCCTTTGTCCCTTTAGTAAAATGTGACACAAAATAATTGGCACCCCAAATAATCTGATTTTTTGAAACTCGGAACATTTCACAGAAGTACTCACTTTCAGGAATACAATTATCCCATGATTTTCTGGCATGAGCTTTTCTGTTGTGTTTTGGATTTTTGCGTATCTGCAATTCTTGACCATCTATGCCTAACCCATAAGGAGGATCAACCACCGCCAGATCAAAGAACTTATCTGGAATATTTTTCATATATTCCATACAATCCATATTATATACTTCACTTATTGGCATGACTCGTTATTATTTATACATTAAACCCCATTTTTTTATAATCTTCCGGAAACCCTTCTTTGATCATACTCAATAGTTTTCCAGCACATTCATATTGTTCATTTTTCATGCAAATATTATAGCTTTGTACTATAAAATTTAAACGAATAGGCTTCAAATTATTATCCAACTCCTTGCATCGTTTATTAATTGCAATTTGTTGCTTCTGTTGATCAAATAAGACTTTCATGACAACAAAAAAAGCCACCAATGAAGCAACAGATATTACTAACGATATAATCAATAATACAATCATAATATCTTTTCAATTTTAATTATTAACCAATTCAACAAAACAGCAAGGCAACCAAAAAGATTTACCATTATACAAAACGCATATCTCATTAGTAGAAAAGTCAACAGATATGATTTCCAATATATTATCATTTATGATAGCCAACATACCTGCACCCCATTCAGTATTTTCAAATTCGCTTATTTTCATATGTATATTTAATTTTATTCATCTGATTTCCATTCGACATTAACAACAGCTTTAACACGGCCTAAACCATTACAAAAAAGACACTTTGTAGATTTAAACTCATCTCGTCCTTGTTGATCTATGAATTCCTTTCTACCATTGCAATTAGGACAAACAAAACCACATAATTCAAATTTCTCTTTTTTTTGTAAATACTCAGGAGGAGTAATTACTACGATTGACTTTTTGCTACTCATTGTCTGCCGTTTATTATTTTTTTATCCCTATTGCCTTTGGCTGTATTACATTTCGCGCATAACGCTTGCCAGTTTGACTCATCCCAAAAGTCATGGATGGCTATAGGGATGATATGATCCACCACCTCAGAAGGCACATACAGCCCTTTTTTCAAACATTCTTCACACAGAGGATGGGACTCTCTAAATGCCCTGCTTTCCTTCGTCCACCGCCACGAATGGTAGCGATCATCCGATCTACTACGTTCATATTTTGACCGATTATGCGCTGTTCGCTGGACACCATATAGGCGGACTCTTTTTTTCGTTGGTTTATTTGCCATATCTTTTTAAATTTAAAATGGGCACGGAATATCATAATCCGTAAACCTCGTTAATGTCTTGTTATGATGAAATTTAACATCTCCTGTACGACCATCTCTATTCTTCGCAACTCGCACAATACCCATCCCCTGCTCCTCGCTACGGTCATAGTATGCCGGTCTATGGAGCATCAGCACTATATCCGCATCCTGCTCAATACTTCCTGATTCTCTCAAATCGGACAATATTGGCGTTTTATCCTGTCTTTCTTCACATTTTCTCGAAAGCTGTGAAAGCAGGACGACAGGCACATTTAAGCTCTTAGCCATTCCTTTTGCAAACTTCGTTGTCTCAGCAACTTCCTGTTCTCTGGAATAATTCCTGTTTTCCGACTTGATCCTTACAAGTTGGAGGTAATCTATAATCACAAGCTCGCATTTACCTTTACGCTGGAGATTTTTCGCGACGGAACTAATCTGTTGGATTTGGAGGCCAGATGTATCATCTACCGTTATCGGCAGCTCACCCAAGCAATCTACTGATTGAGATAGATTAACCTCCTCTGTATCGGTCAATGCCCCTTTTCTAAAAGCTGCGGCATTAAAATCACCATGAGCTATTAGCATCCTATCCGACAAACTTACTCCTGACATCTCCAAAGAAAAGATAACCGTAGGATGGCCAGACATGGCAGCCGTCCTCGCTATGTTTAAGGCAAAAGCCGTCTTACCCATTGCAGGACGAGCCGCTAAAATGACAAGCTGACCACCTTTTAAGCCAAGCAGAGTATTGTCCAACTTATCTATTCCGGTCAAAATACCCGTTTTCCTGCCCTCTAACAAATTTTCTTTGCGTTTCTCGTACATCATCATACTTTCGTGAGAAAGTATTCTTAAATCGGCCGTATTCAATCCAACAGTCATTCCCTTTGCTATATTTTCGAGCATCTTGATACCGGAATAAATCGTATCTTCGATATCCAAGGTCCTATCAAGGGCCATAGCCATAATTTTATGGCCTGAAAGTATAAGCTGACGAGCCATGTATAACTCCTTAAGATATAGCGCATGAGCCAACAAATTAGTTGTCATTGCCACCTTGCTAGTCAATTGGGCTATGTAGAATGGTCCTCCTATTTCGTCCAATTTGCCCATTTTCGACAGCTTAGATACGACCAACATCATATCGACAACATCTCCATCCTTTGCCACCTGGTCTATAGCATCATATACTGCCGCATTCGCTTCATTAAAGAAAACATCCTTTGTCAATACAGAAGAAACGGCATTGATAGCAGTAGATTCGATCAGCAACATCCCAAGAACAACTGATTCGACATCCTTATCCGACGGTAGGTTAAAGCTCTTCATACTGACTGCTTCCTGATTGCTGTTTTTTCTCATTTTTCATTCTCCTTTCCCATGTTCTGACGGAAGCCTTCCAATCTTTCATTTTCGACTTACCTACCATCCAGTTCTTCGACTGGTAAAAATCATGAAACCACTCGGCATCTATCCCGTTATTCCGTTCTCTGCAATAAGATTCGATTTCAGAAATAGAAGGAGGGGAGAAGGCTTTGGCCTTCGACTTGGAGGAATCGGAAGATTCCGACTTTTCAAAATTCCCCCTCTCTTTATCTTCTAAACTATCTTTATCATTAGAACTATCTTTGTTACTATAACTAATACAAGAATTAGATACTACGTTAGTAGTAGATAATTCTATTTCCTTTCTTTGGTATGAATTCGTATTACGTTCGTTATACGTTCGTATTACGTTCGTATCATCTTCTAATTTTTCACTAGCATTCGACGGAGAAGGGAGCGCTTTTTTCTTACTCCATCTTGCTGAAATAGCTTTCTTACCAGCAATAGATCTTTGGATTTTCTTATACTCCATCAGTTCCATTCTTTCGCGAAGAGAGCGGGAAAAGAAAAACTCATCGTTCTCAATCACAAACAACCCGTATCCCGACACAACTGTCTTTAATTTTGATTCCGACACTTTAAACCGATTTGCCAATGCCGGTATAAGGAGCAGCGACATTTTGTATTCCGGCTGCTGGCGGAGCATTTCCACCAAGCCCCAAAACATTCCATAACCCTCCATCCCAAGCTGCTCTATCAGCAACATGCATTTGGGGTCACTCATTGCATTCGCATCGTGCGAAAAGTATATATTTTCTCTGTTCATAATTAGCGACGATTTTTATCCTTTTTCAAAAGGTCAATCACCAGATCTACATCAAATACAATCTGCCTACCGACCTGTGTATATGCCTTGTCTATTTTTCCGCTATTTTTCACTTTTTGTGCAGTAGCGTTAGAGCAGTTCAACAATTTAGCCAATCCTGATATCCCATATACCAAATTTCTTTTAGGGATTCCAATAGGCTCCACATTCGAGATATTGATTACATTTTTCTTCTGTAATTCAATAAACTCACCTACAGTCAATTGCCATATAGGCGTATCCAAATTATACATCAGACTTCCACCTCCTTATAAGATTCAAAACCACCGTATTTTTCTAAAGCTACTGATCTGATTTTCTTAGCTTTGTTTGTGTTGTAGAAGAAGCTTAATGATTGACTAACAAACGTCCTTGAAACTTTTAGCTCTTCTGCAATTTTTTTTATACTCCCAAATGGAGTAACAATCACTTTAATTTTCTTTCCCATATCTCAATATGTTGCATTTATACTTTATATTTGCACTGTTCAAATGACAAGCGCAAATATGGTGAGTATTTTCGGTATAAAAAAATATTACACCGAGTATATTCGGTGCAATAACATTAATTAACATGATATATTATGGAAATAAGAGATAGAATTATACAATTTGTTGATTACAAAAGAGTTAGCGTTACATCTTTTGAGAAAAATATTGGAGCTTCAAAAAGCTACATCAGCAACACAAAGAATATTTCAGCGAAAGTATTATCCAATATCCTCCGAATATACCCGGAATTATCTCCTGAATGGATTTTAACAGGGGAAGGAACCATGCTTAAGAAAGAAAATGCAGTCCAATCAATTTTACCTATAAAAAGCGAGGACAAAGGAGTTCCATATTACAATGTTGATTTCGTTGGAGGATTCGATATGGTGATTAACGATCAGACTACAATACCGGAGTATCTTATAGATTTTCCGAAATACAATGAGGCAACCTGTTGGTGTAACGTAACAGGGCACTCGATGGAGCCAGAGATAACGCATGGTGACATAATAGCCCTGAAGAAGATAGAAGATATATCATTCCTCCCGTATGGTGAAATATACGCCATAGTCACAAAAAATGAAATGCGCACAATCAAAAGAATAGGACCTTCTCAAAATAAAGATTGCTACTCTCTGATTCCAACTAACAAATCACCTGAATATGGCGTACAAGAATTACCGAAAGAAATGGTAAGGATTGTATTCAAAGTACTTGGATGTATGAAAAGGTTATAATAAAATAATCAATATTTCACCTCATTATCAAAATCATGAATACACATAGCAATGCTCATTAAATCAGATATACAGTATCGTGTCTTTTCAGCAATATCTGATTCTGAGCACAGTATCTCTTTTGAAATATACATCAATTCAGATACAAGCTTCTTTAGGCTCGATATATTGAGCACTGACCTTCCAAGTTCTGCAAGGTCAAAAATCTGACTTTCAGTAAGTCCTGGGAATCTTTCCACAAATTCTTGTTGTTCCATGTTTTTTAGATTTAAAAATTGCCACTATTGGCAGTTTGATAATAAAACAAAACATAAACACTTTTTGTTTTAAAATAAAAATCAAATTATACATTTGTCATGATAAACAAATATTATCACATATTCCTTCTTGATAAGGAAAAAGGAAAAGAAGATGCAAAACTACGTCTACGAGTTAGATGGGGTAAAAATATAGTAGCTTTCAACGTAGGATTTAGAGTTGATATTAACAAATGGAGTTTGGAAACGCAACGATGTAAGAATAACACCACACATGGAAAGAAAAAAATACAAGCATCTGTAATAAACAGAGAAATAAACTTATACGAAACTACCGTTGAAAATATATTTAACAAATTCAACAATGAAAGAAAAACACCTGATAAGGAAGAGTTTAAAGCTCTATTTATTAAAGAAATAAGAGGAATAGATATAGATATTGAAAAACCTTCAGACAAAAACATATGGAAGTATATTGATGATTTTACGAAAGAAATAGGGATGAAAAACAATTGGACACAAGCGACATACCAGAAATTTAAAACACTAAAAAATCATCTTATATCATTTAACAACCAATTATCTTTTGAAAAATTAAACGAATCAGGATTAAACAATTTTATGATATTTTTAAGGGATGATGCTAACTTACGTAATAGTTCTATAAAAAAACAAATATCTTTTCTAAAATGGTTCATGAGATGGGCTACATCAAAAGGATATAACAGCATTCGAGATTTCGAATCATTTGCCCCTAAATTAAAGGATACAGAAAAAAAAGTTATCTTTTTAGAATGGGAAGAATTAATGAAAATATATAACTTTTCATTTCCTAAAAACAAAAAATATTTGGAGCGTGTAAGAGATGTTTTTTGCTTCTGCTGCTTTACCTCATTGAGGTATTCAGATGTTGAAAATCTAAAACGACACAATATAATTAATGATACTATATACATAACAACCATCAAAACAGCAGACACAATATCTATTGAGTTAAATGATTACTCAAGAGAAATACTTAATAAATACAAAGATGATTTATATCCAGATAATAAAGCATTACCAGTAATAACAAATCAAAAAATGAATCAATATTTAAAAGAAGTTGGATACATATGTGGAATAGACACCCCTGTAACCATTACATATTATAAAGGCAATAAAAGAATAGATGAAACATTTAAAAAGTACGAATTATTAGGAACACATTGCGGAAGAAGAACCTTTATATGTAATGCCCTAATGATGGGAATACAACCAGAAGTTGTCATGAAATGGACAGGCCACAGTGATTACAAATCAATGAAGCCATATATAGATATAGCTGATTCCGCAAAACATGAAGCAATGAAATTGTTTAACAAAAAACAACAAGGTCCCCAAAATAGTGCCTTAAAAACAAAAGCCACTGATAATCAGTAGCCTTTGTGGAGATGGAGAGTCTATGTTAATCACTACACACAACAACAAATAACTACAATTAAACTAATTATCAACGCATTGTATTTCTAACATTATATAGTTAACTACAAATAAAAACAATATAGTAAACCGTATTTAGTCCCCGTTTTTTTAAATAGGGACTAAATAGGATTACTTTACTTTTCATTCATTGCATCCATGTACAACCAAACTTTTCCATCCGGTGCGTCCGCGTCCATAAAATAAAAACTGATGGCATCCTCAATGATTTTCCTGTCAGCATCTGCGTTAAACCATTCCGCGAATTTGACATTTTTATCATGCCAATTGGCATTAAGAGCGACATATACATCCCATATGTTGGTATTTCCTGTTATACTCATGCCTTTTATGGCTGAAGTTACCTGATCCATGCTCCAATGTTCACCTTTGATCGTTTCCCCCCTCGTATTTTTATGGTGCATCCCCGCAACATCTTCACGAGCAAAATACTCATTATAATGAGGACCACAAAAAACCTCATGTAAATCTCGCATAGCTTCGTCATATACGTCTGGGTTCTTTTCTTTCAAACACATCATTGCGTCCTCCAACGCATATATCGATTCCCACATTTTCTTTTCAGTACCAAACCCCTTTGAATGGTAATCCTTTATTAACTCCTTGTAATTCATAATTCTTTGTATTTAGTCTGTAAATATTGATTTCAATTCCAAAAAGTCAGCCTCCGTTATACGAATAGCGTTAGTATCACCTATTATAAAGTTCATAAGTCCGTTATCCGGCAGCTCTAACAAAATAGATCCCTCGCCTATCGTTCCTTTAAAAAAACCTTGTTCAAACTTGTAAGGCTTCATCGTTTTAAAGATATTCATCATGTCGTCAAAAAGCTCCCCCTTATCATAATTGCCTTTCTCATCTGCGACAAAAAGCATAAGACCTTCTATCTTTTCTGTTATCTCTTTATCCTTAATAATAAGAATATTATGAACACCTCTTTTCAAATATTTTGCCAAAGGCTTAAATGCCGTATTCCCCGAAACGAAAGTATTGATCCTATCTTCCGCCCATATTTCTACAGAGTTTATAAATCTACTTTTTAGCTCTAATGCTTGTTGTTTCAATTCCATAAGGCATTCAATTAGACTTTTTCTTATTTCCACTATTTTTCAACTTCAGAAATTCCGCATAAGGCATATCTGCATATTTAGAAGTATATTCATTGAATAGTGCAATATTTTTGTTTGCCTCTTCTGAAGCAGATTTCTTCACTCTTTTAGTAATTGACATTAGATTTTCCAATGTTTCTTTTCCGTCTTTAACCCCTTCCACAATAGGCCTCATTATCCTCATATACTCCCTGTTAAGTATGCCCATTAATGTATTTTGAGCTTTTTGATATTCGGGATCATTGTTTAATACATCAATTTCCATATCCGTCATATCATTAACGATATTATCCATCTCATCCCATAATGGGGATTGGCTCCTCTGAGCTTGCGATTGAGGATTAAGCGCCATTTGTTTTTGCGCCTGCACTTGGCTAAGAGTCTCCCGTAACCTGCGCTCATAGGCTTCCATATCTGCGTTTATACTATTAGAGGATGATCCTAATAACGGATCTCCGCCTCCTATAAATACGTTATTTAATGCCATAATAATTTTGTTAGTGGTTGATAATAGGAAAGTGGTAAGCCCCGAAGGGCTACCACTAACTTTGCTTTTTACGCTTTACTTTAACCTTTGCAGATTTTGTATTTTCAAGCGGTTTCTGCCGGAGCACTTGTCTGGGGAAAACCACAGCAGCTACGATAACTTCCGTAACCGGAAACGACGGGCGTATTAGGAAGAACCAATTCGCCTTTAATGTTACGGCAGTCGAGACGATTAGTGTAATTTACCGATGCCGTGAAAGCACGATCAATTTCGCATTGAATCAACTTATCCTGATACGGACGGATAGCCGCTCCTACTGCTACTTCTTTTTCCAAATGACCGATACGGGCATTCAGGACATCAAAACCGTCACGTTGACTCTTATACAGACCAAAGGATGCGTTATTCAATTTTTCGGTCTGATAATCGTTCAGGTCGCGCATAGATTTGTACAACCCAAAATCGCCGTTTACCTGAGACTGGTAAATCTGAAATTTTTCAGCGACATCCGTATTACGATGGTCGTAATCTGCTTGCATTCCGGAGACCTTCAATCCCCACATGGCATTCGTCAATGCAAGAGCTTCCTCGCAACCCTTTTCCCAGGCCATAAATGCAGTAGGAGCACCTACGCCGGAACCACCACTACCTCCTGTAGTTGTATTGATGTTTACATTTTCCGGCATACCGGCTCCACAGCCACTACCGAACAAACCACCGCGATTACGAGATACAGCCCATGCACCCAACGCTGTTCCAATGATACCTAATGTCAATCCAGCATTACCAACACCCTTAGATGCATAATCTTTGTGCTCACTGTCATGGACAATTTCCTTTTCTTTGATTATTCTTTCCGCTTCCATATATATGATTTTTATGGTTATGTCCGAGTAACCCGGACACCACAAAAATCACCATAAGTGCTTTGCTTAATAAATAGTTGTTTGCTAAGTCATTGCTAATTTATTGCTCTCACAATTAATCATTCATATTCAACTAATTCTTCCCTCACACTTTCAAATAAACTACGCAGATAATAGCTCCTTTTTATCCTATCCGGGTAGATGTTCTTTATCCGATTAACTGCCTGACGAGTCATGCCGGTTAGTATAGCTATCGTTCCGTCACTATATTTATGTTCCGTCAAAATAGCAATAACTATTCCTCTAGCATCTACATTTATTTCTTTATTGCTCGAAAGTAACATTACAGGATCGGTACCTATTGCCTGGCAAACGGTCACCACCACTTTTTTATAATACATTTCTACCCGATTCATAAACATTCTGTTTAGTTGTTTGTTTTAATATTACTGCCGGGCAAAAAAGCACGGCCAAAAGAGCTTAGAGCCTCCCAGCCGTGCAACGCATTAAAACAACTACCAGGTCCGTTTTAATTTTTAGGTTTGGGAGGCTTTCTTTTCCTCCCGATATCCATACTATCTTCACAGACGATATAGATAAATGAACAAATGTTTTCTACCAAATTCTATAAAATCCTCCCACCCCTATATAAGGTGATAAACCATACCGACCAATCCCATAACCGGCTGTAATACCAATCCCCCAGCGACGGGGTGACTGCTGTTTTGTTATATACATTGTCTTTCGAAATATATCAATACTATCCAGCGAAGGATTATATCCTGACACCCAAGCGCGATAATCATCCGTCAAGTATTCTTTCTGTGTGACCGGGACAGGCACAAAAATCGGCTCTTTCACTGTATCTCCCTCAAGTGTGATGTAGACAGGGAACATCTCTGGGACCGTCTGTATCACGGTTTCGTAGACAGGATAAGGAATACTATCTCGAATCGTGTCATGCAGGATCAACGTGTCGTTTTTTCCAACAAGTTCATCCCCTATCCTATTCGTGTGCCGACCGGCCAAGAAGCAAAGAAGGCAAAGAATCAAAATCAGTATTACATGCCAAGGTTTCATAATAAAAGCCATCCTGTTATAACATCCGGCATATTGGCCTCTACCCCATTCTCAACCTTGCTCATCCCGGCCACAATACGGATCATCTGTTCACGGTCGTTGATGTTTATCGGGTCGTCGGATGGGATTCCGGCATAATCTGATACGGCCTTTACATAAGCTTCTGTATGGTTCTCTTTCGGTGGTGCCCACCGGCTAATTATCTTGCGAATAGTGTCCAACTTATAATTTTTGTAATAGTTAGACAATATTTTAAACATCGCCCGATATCCGTAAGCCATTGTTGTAAATTGCTTAAAAGACTTGTCCTTGCTTGGACGGATTTCGCCCTGAAACAAATCATCATTGATCCGGATATTTCCGGGATTGTTATTTCTAAGTCCTCTTGCTGTCATAATAAATTCATCCATTATTTTTAATTGTTCATTAATCTAAATCTAAAAATCGCTGGGCGGCTCACGATCCGAACACCCGTGCTTGTTGCACTTGCGGAACTCTAACGCACTGTTCTTTATCACAAGCTCTGTGTTCTTTTCGGTCAGTTCCCGGACTCGTTTACGGTATTCGTCTATTTTGTCATAAAGGGCATCGATCTTGGTATCCAGTTCGCCGACACGTTGCTCTTTCTTTTCGTATAGCTCTTTCCATTCGGCGGCATATTGCGTGATATTGTCCGCTTCCGCCTTTTTAGCCTCTGCGCCCGCTTTGCGCTTGTTATATTCCCGGTAGCCCCAGTAGCCGGCAACGGGGATCAGTACGGTGGTCACAAAGCCGCCAATCACATTCGATAGGCGGCTAAGCGTTGTCAATAATTCTTCTTCCATATCTTTATATGCAAATTAATACACAGAGATAAGCAGCCACAAATGAAGAAATCTCAATCCAAAACATCGGCTTACTTTGATAGAGCTTATACCAGAATGTGCCTTCTTTTTCTTTGGCAATATTTAATACAGCATATCCAATATAGGTAAGCCATACAAATAACATAGGCCATAAGTTAAGTGACACCCAAATTTGAGAGAATAATATTGCCATCATTGCACCGGCCATATGTCCCCGGTATTGGAATTTATCCGCTTTGTAATCAGGAAAACACCCGACAACGATCATCCCGGCCAACGCCAGGTAAGCGAGAAACTCCGTCCCCGGCTTACTGACCTCCAAGATCGCTGGCATTAACACCATAGGACAAGCCCACATTGTAAAACGAAACCATCCTTTATGTTCAATTGCATAGAAAGTCGCACTGATTGAATAAGGTATACCTTTCTGCTTAATGCATACAGCGGTCGTATAGGCTGCAATAATCAACATAGAAATAACTATTAACCAAATCATAATAACTTGTCATTAAAGTACGTGTCGAATTTAGATGCCGCCCGGCACAAAAGGCGGAATAAACTTATCTACCGGGCGACTTCTACGTAGTGACCAACCAATGCGGATAAGTCCTGCACCAAGGCTATTCCGCTATCCCGTGTACACTTATAGGTTACATTATCCTGCTTGTAATACTTACCGCTTTCGAGGATCATACCAGCAAATAAGGGGTCGTGACCTTCGTTATAGGGTATCGGATCGTCAATAGTACCAGTATGTTCTTCCGTCACTTCGTGCCACAGCGAATGTGCCCCTTGTCCCGGACGCCAGTCTTCTTGTGTTCGGTGAGCCAGGTCGCATTCAAATAGTTTGTCACCTTCCTGATATCGATCTCCCTTGTTAACATCAATTCCAACCTTCCATATCGGATGCCGGTTCTTAACTCGTAATGCTTCAGATGCCGTTAAGCCGTATGTATTGATCTTTTCGGTAGCCTCCTTGTCCATTTGGTCAAGGGCCAGTAACCGGCTAAATTCCCTGTTAATCTCTACACCTTCCGGCAAAGCCCATTCTTCGCTTGCCAGCAGCTCCATAAACTCCGGGTCCGTAGATTCATATTTCGGAAATTCCTCTTCGCCGAAAGGTGATAGAAATTCCTCATGCAAGATCACCTTGCTCTGATCCGTGCTTGTCCTCATTTCCGGTAGGACTTCTATTCCGTGGGACTTGCACCACACGATGTTTACAATTGCGTATTTCATATCCAATTAAATTTTTAATGTTACTTTGCTTTTAGGGTTTGGAGGTAGTTGTAGGCTTTGATACAGTCGTCTTTGGAGAGAACCATAGGGTAAATTGCTAAATTTTTGAAAGCGAATTTATCATATTCTGTAACACCATCATCACGGAAAGCGATTAATAATTTAGAATTACTACTTGTAACAAGTTGAGATGCAGTATCAATTTGTTCTGTCCAATCATTTTTGTATAACAAACCGTTGGAACAAAATGCTTTTAAAGATTTAACATTAAATACAATAGTAGTTTGTGATGTACGATTAATAAACAAAGAAAGACCTGATGCATTATTTCTAATAATAAAACTACTTGTTTTTCTTAATCCAGAGTTATTATTAATATCTTGAAGAAACTCCCATTCGCCAACAACTGTGAAGTCTTTTCCTAATTTGAAAATAGAACTAGCTGTTTTATCATCCACCCCATCAGTAACCAGATAGCCAGCATATTCACCTTCTTCATTGTAGCCACTTCCTTCGATAAACCCAAAATTAGACAGTATAAGATCATTACCATTGCCCGTAATGTTGGCAATAGTAGCACGATCTTCGTCCTCGTTGGTTTTGCCAGTGACTGTCCATGCTTGGTCGGGGAAGAGCCAGGGATATTGCTTCTTGTGCCAGTTGAGAATATTTTCATCCTCTTCATCGGTAGTAAAGTGACCGTTGTCGATGATCTGACCGGCAATGGCGGCTTTGGCATAATATGATGCTGCTTGATAATATCTCCATAAGTAATACACTCCCGGATTATTAATTAATTCACTTACGGAAAAGGTTTTCGATTCCCCTGTGATTAAATTTTTTATCACAGCGTTTGTTTTATCACGTTTACAAACAATGATATGGAATTGATTAATATGTACCGGAATAAAATCATTAAGACCACTTGTGTAATATGTCAGATGAGTATATGAATAGTAAAGATAGAAATCCTTTTTGAAATCCTTTCCACACACTATCATCCCTCTTATCGGATCATCCTGAAACGGAATAAACGCCGTGTACACCGTATAGGTATCCTCGAAGTTAAGCTCCTTCTCTGTAACCGCAAAGTCGTCTACTCCGTCACCGAGGATAAAGCCGGGGTAAACATCACTAATACCCGATCCTTCCTTCCAAGCGAAATTCTTGAAGGATAAGAACCGACCTTTATGGTCCGCATCCTCGATCCTCGGATCGTCCATAGCCGCCATCATCTCGTTCGTCAGGCCGCCGAAATGCCAACGGGTGACATCGCCCGGAAGCACCGGGAAACCGTCGCCGGAACCGCCACCACCGGCCATTTTCCCGTATGCAGGGAATGGAGCATTCAGGCGCAGCCTATTTAGCTGCACCTGGTTAAGCCCTATTTTGTTAAGTCCGATCATGACTGATATGCTATTTTAGCCAATGTCACTTCTGCCCCGCTCTCAATTCGGATGTGCATACCGGCAGGGACGTTCGGTATCTCAAAATCCAGATTGGCCATAAGAGGCCATGCCGGAGGCAGAGGAATGGGGACATAATCCTCTCCCGTCAACGACTGCTGAACGCTCAATGCTCCATAAGCTCCCGATACATTTGTACGGGTTATTTTGATATTAAACGGTCCTGTTGCCTCGAACTCGCAAACGTACAGGTCACCTTCTTTATTAAATGTCAAATCCTGTAATTCCATCACTTTACCATTTTATCAAACAATACTGCTAATGCGCCTGCCGGCACATCCTTATTGGCATCAACGAGCTTGTCAAATGCAAGCTCCGTGAGAGATTCGATTTTTACGTCTACTGGCTCACTATTCATACCGCCTTCAAAGCATCCTTCATCCTTATTGTAGGTGCCTATTTTAACTGCTTTCAATTCCCGGTTAAACTGTTCGTTTTGCTTGTTAAATGACGCAACCTCCAAATCCGATACTGTACGGCTACCACCGGCTGTCACAGCCTCATTGCTTTCGAGCATCTTCATTACCAGACTGTCGTAATCGGCCGGTTTGAGACGTTCTTTTGCAAGGTCCAAGTCCGCATTATACTTATCGGTCACTTCCCTAAGAGCACGGAGATTTCTGATCACTTTTAAGCGATCAGAAGTATCCATGCCTGAAAGTTTCAAGTCTTTCAACACAGTAAATAGTTCAACTGCTTCGATAGTTTTCATGGTCAAGCCTCCTCAATAGTTTTATTGTTGATAGCTTGTACCATTTCGTCCACCAGTTCTGAGGTATCGGTTCGGTACTTGACATATGAGATGTCGTTGATGTTGATACCAAGCATCGAAAAATTACCGATGTACGTTACACCGTCTTTCAATCTGACATCGCCATTTACTGACTTAACCTGACCTGTGTTAGAGTCTATTTCTACTTGTCCTTTCAAAGTGATCTGTTCACCGTCATAGATCACGTCCGCAATTGTTCTTTTGTTGCTAATCTGTTTCATATTACTTTATTTTATGGTTGAGACTTCATTCTAATGAAAAAATGTAATGTTCCAGAATCTAATTTATTGCTTGCCCATTCTGTTGGAATCTGCAACTGAAAATTATTATATTCTGAGTTTGTATCCAGGTAAATTTGTCCAAGAGATTCATAGTCTACATTAACCTCTCCACCTGATTTTTTGTATATAAAGCCCTTTGCAAGGACATCATAGTAACCATGTATATCAACGGTACCATATCCCGGTATTTCCGTATAATAGTCACCAACTATCTTTGCACTGAATTTCAAAACATATCGACCATCATACGGAGTCCCTGAATTGGGCTGAAACTCTATTTCTTTGTTTGATACCGGAATTTTCGTTTCATAATCCGGTATCGCTACGTTTTCATACCCCCCGGATGAAGAATTGGGATTGTATATGTAGAACCATAGGAAATTACCAGGACTAAGCCCTTCTTTTCGTTGATTCAACCTCACTGTCTGTGACTCTATATAAGGGACTTTAAAAAGCATTTTTTCTCCTCCGGTATCAGTATATCCGACATACATCTCAAAACGGAGATATTGATACGTGCTGCCGAGATTTTTTAATTCATATTGCTGGTTATAGGACCTTGTTGTACCATCCGTATTCACGTATGACGGACTTTCAATCAATGCTATTTCATTTTCCGATCCGCCTAATGCAAATGTCCCAATTACCTTGATATAGAAATGATCAATATATCCCTGCACTGATTTCCAATTTATCCCTGAACAAGTAACAAGAAATACCAATCTCAGGGAAAAAGACGGATAATAGTCAATTACTCCATTGGCTGCATTTGTACAATTAACAAAAGGAGCTTCCGCATTGGTATCGTAACCGGCAAAATATCCGAGTGATGCACGATAATAAGGATTGGCCGAATTACCTGCATCAAATTTCATTCTAAGTTTGATGCGCTGATCAATATCAATGAAGAAGCGCCCAGGACTATCAGGACTCCAGATATTCCAATAAGGCAATGCCCCGTCAATCATAAAGCCGCGTGTACCATCTGTATAGCCGTTTTCTGCTACCCGAAAAGCATAACCTTTTTCCCCTCCGGATTTAGCCGCGGCCACAAGCCGGAAAAGATCACGGATAACGTACCCTTTCCCGCTGCTCGTATATACTGCTCCAACCTTCAATGCAGTTTGAAAAAGTGTCAGATCTTTCTTTGGTAGTATCATGCCGCAGTTCCTCCTTTCAGTTCATCTATTTCATTTTGCAATCTAATAACCGTCTCCTGAAGATGTTTAATCTGCTGATCCTTCGTCAACTCCCAGTCCTTACGGACTTTCACAAGATTTTCAATCATCATAGACCTTTTAGAGATCTCCTGTATGCCTTTTATTGCCAAAGCCGACATGCTCGCATAATCCATCGAATAATATCCATCCGGCTCCGTAAATACAAATTCGGGAAAATATTGGATAACCTGTTGAGCAGATAGGCCAATCCGTACCGTGGCATCAGGATCATTTTTATAGGAGTACCTAAATACAGATAAAGCCATCATTTTAGACAGCACATCTTCGAGATCACCCATTAAATTTTTCTTCCTAATATCAGATCCTTGTACCAAAGACCCTTTGACCCACATATTTCCAGAACTGCTATACGATAGATAAGCCCTTAAGTCATTATTGTAGTAAAAACAATAATCATTGGAAGGGACTGTAAGTTTCCAATATGAGCCAAACCACATATATGGGCCAGAACCCGATAAAGCTATACCCGGACTTGATTTGCTAATAGTTAGATTTCCTGTAATAGTTCCACCGTTCCAACTACTCCCCCCAGAAATACTACCCTTTGTTAAACTCAATGTCCCACCCGAAAAAGATGCGTTTATTATTGCGTTCCCGCTTCCGGATATGCTAACAGATGTTACAAGTCCAGACGGCTTACTACTTATTTCGCTCCATGAGTAAGACGGCTTACTACTCCCAATCCACGACGGTTTACTGCTAATTTCGCTCCAACTATAAGATGGCTTGGACGATCCTATCCATGATGGCTTGCCGGTAATATCGTTCCAGGCAACAGAACCGCCGCCCCCACCTCCAGAAGCGACATACAACTGCCCAGATGAATTAACTCTTATTGTATTGCCATCATACTTTACCAGCCCATAAGTTGACGACGATGCAACGACGGCTAAATCTGTTATGCCGGAAGATGAATAGGCGACAACATCCCCGTGAGCTATGAGATCATTATATATCAATAATGTACCGTTATTACTGCCGGAAAAATATGCAGCCAAAGTATTGCCATTTAGGAACCCTAAATCTCCTGATGCCTCGTATATTGACCACTGCCGAGACCCTGATAAAATCAACGCAGGTTCCGTTTTCCGTATTGTCAGATCGCCGGACATCGTATCCCCGGCTTTTTTGACGTATACAGACAAGTTCGGCGTTCCGCTTATTTCGCTGTAAGAAATGGTATAAAACGTACCATCTCCGGCCAGATATTTATTATTACTACCTGCTCCGGAAAGGGCATTAAGTATCATATTCTTGTTGATACCCGTAATATACCCCACATCATTGGATAATTGCCCCAATCGGGTAGGTATCTCTGTGCGAAGCGCGAAAGTGCTTCCTTTTTTCCAGGTAAGAATCTTGGTTGCCTTATCATAGGACAACTCCGTTACGGCATTTCCGGTACCGGATGGTATGACGTTTGTCAATCCTCCGCCGGCTCCGTCTGCTAATGTAAGCTGCCCGATGGAATTGATTGAAAATACAGAACTGTCATATTTGACCAAACCGTACATATCAGGAGTTGCTATAGCTATAAGATCGCCAATATCGCTTACAGCGTATGCCACAACATCCGCTTTGGATAGCACTGTCTTTTCAAATGTTTTTTGTCCTATTATCGTTTGATCCGTAGTCAGCGTAACGTAATCCTTATTCAAATTAATAATTTGCGTTTCGAGCTTTTTTAACGCCGAATTAACGCTATCTGATGCCGTGATAATAGGGCTTATGCTGTTTGATAGGTAGCCATACAACAAGCTGGATGGAGTCAGATAATGATACCTGTCCAGATATTCTTTGAGTTGCTTTTCGTCCAAGCCACCGCCGGCGAAATTAGGATCAACAGATATAATACCATCTTCTCCGATGATCAAACCGCCTCCCTGTTTGATCTGTACTGCTCCAGGAGTCGTATAAGTCGCAACGGGAAATGCCATATCGGGAAATTCATCCTGCGTGCCATAGGCTACAACATCCTTTTCAGAAACGGCCGAATACTTTGTTCGAATATACTCCTTGCCTTCTTCAAGAGCTTCTCCGGCCGCATTGGTAGTAATGAGGTCCCAATAACCGGAAAACGAAGATCCGCCGATACTTGAACCTCCGGACATTGAGTTTATATTACCTCCAATTGCATCTAACACACGTCCAGTACGAGGCAGTGCATTTTTATTTATGCTTTTATTTATAACCTGCTTACTCATAAGGGATATCACTTAGTTTGTCTGTGTCCTCAGAAAAATTAGTAACAGTAAGATTTGTTATCGCACTGTTAAAATCGATCCTACACCCAGATGTTATAAACCTCTCACCGATCCACCTGTTCTTAAAAGTCGAATACCGCATAGCGGGATTTTCAGTTGTTTTCAAATCCACAGTAAAAAGTCTATTCTTTCGGGTATAGTTGCTATGGATGGTGCATAGTAACAGCCGCTCCAGTATATTTGTCTGGCCGGAACGGGTGAAAGATAGTTGTAAACCATACATGTCGTTTTTCTTATACAGGATGTTACCTTTCCCTATAGGTCGTTTATCCTCATTGGCAGATATACACTTCAACGAAACATCGCCATAATCTGCCTTAACTTGTTTGTTTATGTAGGATTCAAATCCATAATCATCCGTATTCAACGGATTTCCTGCCATGCTTTCCAAACTGGCCTCCACGTTATTTATAAGAAAACTTTTTACCTTATCAGCCGGATATATTTCTATACCATCGTTTAAACTGTTGTCTGAAATAATTGCATAATTTATGTATAATTCTATATATCCGCTTGCTTCAGGAAGCCTTATCTGTGCCCCTTCTCCTGTATGACCGGTTAAAAAACCAACGGTTCCTTGCGATAGTTTTATGAGATCCGTATTTGTCAGCCACTTATTCGCAGACCTTGTATTCGAATATGGTTGTCCAGATGCTCTATTAAAATCGGTAAACCCTATAACAAAGCTGTTTTTAACAATATTTCCACTTGTTGCCGATATCCATCCTACTCCTTTATAATAGGTGTTACCGTAATACATCAGCGGTGTTCCGTGCTCATCTTTTAGTACCAAATCACAATATAGCTCTATAGCACGTGTCCTTTCATCTTTTTCGGTAACTTCCGAATCAAATGGGTTTTCACGGGTATTTACATATGCATCCACCTTCAGACGCAAAAAATTATCTCCATCTGTGCTAATGATAAATCCATCCTTGTTTTTAAACATCCAATTGTTTTTCGCACTACTATCCCCAGTATAGTTAATCTCTGCTCCCATCAATGTACTGTTCTCTCCTTTTTCTTCATACAAAAGAAATTTACCTTTTTCCCAAGGCTGGCAATCATTATACACCTTCAATGTAAATTTGCTGTTCTCCGTTGTAGTTTCCAGATCACGCAAACCGTCCTCTGTTATATTATATTCCAGGTAATCATTCAGGGCATAAATCGAACTTGTTATACTTACGTTGTTTATCATTTCTTCAAACCCGTAAGGGGCATTTGCCGACATAAAACCGATATCTGACATATCACCCAAAGCAAATGGTACATTTTCATCTGCAATGTATGACAGTGTATCGAAGTTATATGCTTTCATGTGTAACCCATGTGCTACCGTATTATAGTCATATATGTATACCGACGCATCACGCTGAACCATCATAAGCCCGAACGGTTTCAGTATGCTTTCTATTACTTCCTTGCACGACATTGGCATATCTTCTTCGTCGTAGAAATTAGCCGACTGGATATATAGTTTATGTAGCAGGCTTTCCGAAGGCAAAAGGGTGATTCCTCCTGCCGTGGTAGTACATCCGATATACAGCTTGCTGAATGGTATTGCCAGTTTATTAAAACATCTTTTCAGTTGCGTGATCATAGGCTGTACATCTGTGTATCTTGCCTCTGTATCACTGGTAAACTTCAAGCGTTCCAAAATATTGAAATCTGCTGCCGTAAATTCGACTGTATAGGGTGGATACAACGCTAAGTTTTCTTCATATAGTTCCGGATCCAGCCAACCCATCCAATAGAGCGAGCCGCCTCTATAAAACTTAACCAGATAATCTTGCATATTGTCAGTATGTAGGTTCTCAAACTGAAAGATAGTCGTACTGATTAGGCTAAGTGTAGCCCCACTCCCTTGTAAAGGAGTCAGTTTCTTTACATCCCCATACTGAAGCACGAAAGGAACATCTGTAGCTTTGATCTCTTCTAATTTCACCGTATCTTTAGTTAAAATCTCGACACGGTTAAGAATATTATCGAATCCTTTAAACTCGTAATAGTATTTCACGTTCATTATCTCATCCTCCCCTGTTTACGTGCATAGTTATCTACTACGGCAACAAGACTGCTTCCGCTGCCAACGAGTTTGCCAGTGATATGTATTGTCTCTCCCCTGTTCCCTCTATTGATTGCGTTGTACAGGTTATTTTGCTGCGACTTGTTAAGGATCATTTCGCCACTATTAACACGTGCAAGCACCTTGTCACCGGCGTACATGCCACCCGGAACAATACCACCCTGTTCAAACTTTGGCAGGTTGGCCATTAACCCAACCATAGTTGCAACTGCCGAAACTGCCTGTATCCATCCGATAAAAGGAGTAGACGCAGCACTTGCGGCTGAACCAGATATGGCTACGGCTGAGTTTCCGTCCACCAATTGCCGCATGACAGGCAACACCGAACTGATTGCATTCGTCATATTCCCCGCCCAGTTCATCCAATTAGATGCGGATTCTCCCATCAAGCCACCAAGGGACTGAAAGGCTGACCCTATCGAAGAAATGGCAACAGAGGTTTCTTGTAATTCACTTCGATACTTGTAATATGCCTCTGCCTCTTCATTTATGTTTTTGATCTTCTTTTGCTGCATTTCGTCGTTTAGAATAGCAACATCTCCGATCGGATTTTTACCTTCAGTATCACCGGCCGACAAACCAGGAGCCTCCATAGGCTTTGCATTAAGCACAAGGTCGATCACCAGTTTGTTTTCCTTCCTGATCTTATCCAGTTGCTTCTGCAATTTGTCCTGTTCACGCAACAAGTCGAAGCGTATCTCCGGATTCACCTCGTTGGATATACGTTCTTTAAGTTTCGATATCTTTTCTGACAAATCTTTTTCTGAACCTATTTGCACAGGAATCTTAATCGGTTCACCGGTAGATGCAACAGATGTAATTTCTTTTTCTTTCTGCTCTATCTTATCTAATGAAAGTAGTTGATCATTCAAATACTTTACTGACTCACTATATAAAGCACTCTGTTCCTTTTTCTGGGTGACGATTTCTTTTTGGAGTTTGATTTGTTGTTCAAGCCTCCTTATCTCTCCTTCAATATTCGGATTAATATTAAAAGTCTCAGCTCCATAAGCTTTTAGAGCCTCATTGATGGCGAGGCCTGCCACACCTGGAAGTCTAACAGATGATGCATCTATTCTTTTCTTGTTTACCTCCGACAACATGTCTTCCAACTCTTTCAGCTTGTTTTTTTCCTTTTCAAGCTGATCACTAACATCAGAACCGTAATGGTTGTTCATCATACCCATTACGGTTCTGATCGCTTCATCTTTAGACATACCGTAATCTTCCCATAATTTGATGTCTTCTGCCAGTTTCTTTTTACGGTCACTTACAGCTTTGGATATTTGTTCGTTTTCTTTTTGTTCGTAGTTTTTTATAAGATCGGTTGCTTTGGAAACAAGTGATGTAAGACTATCAATAGCTTTCTTAAAAACCCCGTTCGATTTGTTCGCTGTCAAAATAAACCCCTCCCAAGCCGACGACAGACCGTTTATAGAGCCAGCAAGGTTATCGTTATTTATCTTCTGCTGTTCAATAGCGGTATTGGTGCCAGTAATAGCTTTTACATACTCTTTATATTGGTCTTTTGCGTTTACAATGGCAAGCGCCGCCGTCACACTCTCTTTGCCGAACATCTTGGTCATTCCGGTTGCGTCCAAATTCTTTTTAGCAAGGTTATCGAGCGCAGCGGTAAGCCCCACTACGGAAGGTTTAAGATTCTTATCCGTACTTGCTTCAAGCGTAAGAAAGATGTTTCGTAGATTCGTACCCGCTTCACTGGCTTCCGAAATCTTCGGGGCGATAGCTTCAATGGCAGCTACCAATTCATTGTACTTAACACCTACACTACTGGCAGCTCCACCGGATTTCTCGATGGCTTTTGACAAATATTGTATATCTGCCGAACCGGCTTGTGAAGCTGCGGCAAGTATATTAACATACTCACCTGCCTTGTCTGCCGATTCTCCCATTTGGTTTATAGATCCAGACAGAGCTTTAGCAGCTTCAGGGACGTCCATGCCTGCTGCTTCGGCAAGAGTGATGGCCTGTTTTGTAACTTCGCTCAATGCTTCTTTGTTCTTCAGCAGTTCGGGCTGTTGCGAACCTATAAGCTGAAAGGCTTCCACAACCTGCGATGCTGTCTGGGTAGAGGTAGAACCCAGTTCAATGGCTTTCTGCTTAAAAAACTCCATATCCGTTGCTGAAAGCCCAGTGATGGAGCGGAGTGAGGATAGGGATTTTTCAAACTGCATACTTGTTTTTATTGCGTCAGTAAACGCAACCGACACGCCTGCCATGGCGGCAAACGATCCGACAAACGAACGCATACCGACAGACACTGCTTTTGCTGTTTTCTCAAACGATTTGATCTGCGCTTTGCTCTTCTTGATATTCCGATCAAACTGGTCGTTCTTCAATAGTATCCGTGTTACTAAATCCGCTGGCATTGTTTTTGTTTTTTATAAAATCCTGTATTTTATTCCTCAATCTACTTATCTCTTCGTCAGTAGGGGCTTTCGGTTTATCTTCATTTTCTTCATTTTCTTCGTCCCAAGGAAACTTCAGCAGATCCAATGGTGCAAGTTTCCTTGTCGAATTTCCTTGTGCGATGACGTACATCAATAGGCGAGTCTGTTCCCAAGATTCCCTATGCTTATGAGATGAACGCTCCAAAAGTGGCTGTATCTCATACATTTGCATTCTATCTAGAACGTACTCGGAAGAAATCCCAATATCAACCGTCAGTATCTGATATATTTCCCGGATCGTTAGCCTTTTTTTTTTCGCCTTCCGACGGTTCATCTCCCGAAAGTAGGTTCATGCGTTCTGTTTCAGTATTCATCCACTTCATAAGCTCTTGTATCTTTTTCGGCTCATCGTCAAGAACATTCGTGAAGTCCTCAAATGACAGGTCGAAATCATCATTATTGGCAATCAAGAAACAGAAGATCAAAAGGAACACATTCATTGTCTTATCCGGCGTAAAGGGCACGCCCGCGATCTGTTCGTACAGAAACAAGCCGCGTAGCGTGTACTTTAATTTATAGGTATTCCCTTTCAATTCGATCATTTTGCACGCTTTTTAAGTGGTCCGCATCCGGTGAACGTAGCTGTGTAAGTAGCTTTATCTCCATCAGGAGCATTTGCATCTAATTGGGTGAGCAACACTTCACCTTCATATCCTCCTTCAGAAATAGTCCATCCTCCTTCCGGTTTGCCTCCTATGCTGTCAGCATTACTAGCAATGCTGAATGCGACAATCAGTTTTTTACCTGTCAACATAGCATCCATCAGTTTGTCATAATCATCTTCAATCATCATATTTTCAGATGTCGTCGACCAATTCACTTTACCGGCTTCGCTATCACCGAAAATTCCGGTGTCCTTATTAGATGTCTCTATCACTTCGCGACTAACTGTTAACGCATGGTTAGTAGCCGCACCGAGTGATGTGTATGTAAAATCGGGTGATTCCCCACTACGTTCGAATAACATCAAATCGCTTCCTTTTACTATTGCCATATTATTTCCTCCCTTTTTTATTTGCTATCTTTATAATAGCTTTTGATAATTCATTTTTAATATTGCTAAATATTTGCTGTTCAGTCTGATCATTTGCCAACTTGAAAAACCAATGAGGCTTTATTCTTCCGGTCCGCCTTCCTTTCCCTTTCCTCTGATAGAAAAATCCCCAACGACCAACCCCACGTTTAACCTTGTTTTCTTCAGTACGATATTGATATCCTTTCGTGTGACGCTCATTAGTACCAAATTCAAACCACGGAATCAAGTAGTTGGACATGATATGTACAAGAGATAGAAGATCCTTCGCTTTAACCCTCACAGTAGCTACACGTCTGATCTTCGTAACTTGTTTACCGGTCTTTTTCCTAGTGATGGTTTCTTTTTTATACATAGGGATATTAAGTCCGGTCTTCAAAAAATTCTCGTCCGTTTTCTTTTTTAAGATATTGGCAGAGCTTCGAAGTGCCATCAACTCAACTTTCTTCATTTCGGGACCGGATAGGCGGTCAAGCATATCCAGAATTTCTTTGCCATCAGCTTGTATGCTCATTCCGTCAGCCATCAGATTCTATTTGAAAGTCCAAATTCTGAAAAAAACCATTACCACCCACACCCGAAGATCCGCTCACTAATATGCATGATTGAATGTTTTTACTTCTGTATCCGTCCAATCCGGCCATAATGCTGTCAGCTATCGCATCCGCTTCATCGAATTTGTCGGAAATGACACTAATACCATAGTCCATCCTATAATCATCCACACCATCTTTTGTTCGTCTTGCTACAAAGCTGGAGCAATTATAAACCACATACGGAAAGCGAACGACTTGGTCGGCTATCACTGGGTATATGCCCGTCTTGTTAGGCAATATTTCTTCCAGTCTTTTGAACAATTCTTTATTTACTCGTTGCATAAATCTTCGCGTATTATATCGTACCGGATTATACCTCTCTTCATAGTGCGCACACGAATAATATTGTACCGTTCGCCATTATATTCAACTTTCCATTCTACACCTGCACCCACCACAAGGTATGTAAAGACTGTACAGACATTCTCGATGGTTTCTGCTTGGTAGGCATTAGCATCTGATTCCACATGATCCTTTACTTCCGAAAGCCTTTGAGCATCTACGACATAAACCGTTTCAGAAGCTCCCGTCTCAGATATTCGGATCTCTGGTCTCAGGAATATTACCATTTCATTAAAATTGCCTATTCTGTAGTCACTGTTTTCCATATTCTTGGATTTGCGAGCCTTTGTGAGGCAGTTGTACGTTCATCAAGAGTATCGGCCGGATTCTCAAATAGCGATGATGCCTTAAGAAGAATGGCGGCTTTAAGCGTATTCGGAAATCCGCCTTCAAACGTTGAAAACTTCCTTCCGCAAAAACCTTCAATGTATTCGGCAGAAGCTAAAAGAACCGTCGTAAGTTCTTCATCCAAAGTGCCGTCTACCGGCATTCTGAGATGCTTCTTCAATTCGTCTAATGATACCGGGCATTCTTCTAAAGTCATACTATTCTCCTTTCGTTAGAGTATCGATTATCTGTTTTGCCGTAACGCTCCCGATACCCGGAACATCCGTCAATGATTCTTTTGCATCCAACACCTGACTCTTTGTAAATAAGCCTTCTTTTATCAAGGCCGCACGACCCGGAAGATCAAGCGGTAAATCACTTTTGATCTGATCCGCATCAGCGGGGAGAACAAAGCCATCCTCTATGAGTTGTTTGGCCATCTCATCCGATAAATTGGCTTTGTCTCCTTTAAAATAGGCAAGCCCCGCTTTTGCTTTTCTAAATACTACCCACATAACTTAAGCGATTGTAATATCTTTGATTGCTGCGAAAGCTTCTTTGCGCTTGATAAAGATGTTATGATAAGCATTCAGGGTGACTTCATATGCACCGAACTTTTTCATTGTATACGGATCGACAATCAAATCCAAGCCTCCCCAACCCATAATCCAGAGATTAGACCAATCACCGAAAATAAGCGCAGAGCACTTCTTTGTAGCCGTGCCCTTGGTCAAATCTGACGGAATCAAATTAGAAGCCAATGCCCGGTATCCGTTCATTTCTCCACCTTCCCAGATATATCCAGCCACGTTTGCCGATTTTAGAGTTGTCTTTGCTTCGCCTCTTACCTTCGCATTCGTCACATATGCCATTGACGACACGTCAGCATTCTTAATAGCGATAGCTGTTTCCAGATCCACAATCTTTTTAAAAGTGATCGGACCACCATTATCACCGATAGCCACCGAACCGATACCGTCCGTATTCAAAACGCCAGTCGGCTGTTTTGATCCGGTGCCATTAATGGCAGCTGTTTCGAGTAATTCGGCATGCGAAGCCATAATGTCGTTGATAATCACTCGGTCAATATCCAAGTTCGATTGAATAGTTAATTGTTTGGAAATAGGCACATTGACAAAGCAGCGCATCGGATTAACAGATACTTTGCTGAATTGCTTCTTTGTATCCGATCCTTCTGCGTTTTCATCCAGCCATCCCATAGTGGTAGCTTCGCCTTGAATCAAATCGATATTATTAACCAGTCCTCCCATATAGGTAGCTCCTGCTTGTGTCAAGATCAATCTGTTTCTCAAAGCCTCCTGATACATCATCTGAGATGTAACCGTATATCCACCGTCAGCCGGTGTCGTTACGTTCTGACCGTCAAAGGCACGTCCTTCAACATGCATTCGGCTGTTTAAAAGTGCGGACGGAATACCTACACCGGTCAATTTATATCCACATCTTTTTGCCTCCTTTTCTGCCTCCTGAGCCATTTCCGCTTCAACTCCGGTCAGTTGTGATCCATTTTCTCCGGACGCTTCACGGATAAATTTTGCAAAACTGAAATTCTTGGCCACATCACGGATATTCTGCTGGTCAGCCTGTGCCGTAGCAGCAGCCCGTTCAGCCGCCTCATTCAAGTTAATAGCGTTTAATTCTTCTACCAATTCAGAAACCCTATCGGCTGATGAACGAAATTCATCTCTCTTGTCTTTATCAGACAAAAGCTCGTTCATTCGGGTTCTTTCCTGCTCCAATTCCCTAGTTACTTCATGTTTCTTTCTCATATCGCTTATATATTGATGTTTAACAATTTGACATAGTTATTGCAGTACGGCACATAAGATCAAGAGCCAATGCTCGGTCTTCGTCTGCATCACGTTCTTCTTGGTCATTATCAGCATTAGTATCCGGCTCCTGGTCTTCGATAGTACAGATATCTCCATCTGCTGACATCCTTTCCATCGTCTCCCCAATAGGATCTGTTCCTACAGATCTTGCCAAGGCATTTTTATTAGCAGGAAGAGGAGTAACAGATATCTCAAGCAATTCGCAACGACCGAAATAATAGGTTTCATTTTTGCCACCTAAAGCTTCATCCCCTTCACCAAACTTTCCACGTTCTAAAGGCATGAAACCCACAGATACGCCGCGAAGCGTACCGGCCAGCACTTTTCTAAAAACTTTGTCCGCCAATGGATTCAAATCTTCCGCTTCAAAACGAATTTCCCCCACCAGTTTTTTATCTTCTATCCAAGCACGGGCAGTGCCGATCGTTTGGTCAGGATCACTACTTCGACCGTTATGATTGTAAAATGCAACTCCTATCTTATTGAAACGTTTCAAATCCCATTTGTCTGCCGACAGGACTGTTCCATATGTGTCGCGGGTTTCATCTGAAAAGACGAACTGCACGGTTCTTGTTTTTTCGGCCTCTTTTCTATTCATTTGCTTACTTTTTCCTTTGGTAATACTTCTTTTCCTACAATATTTTCGTTGCCTGGATACAACATATCATCAAGTCCATCCATCCGGTTCATATTTTCCATTTCGCGCACCTCGTTACGGGATAACCAGCCATCCAAAACCGCATTGTGATAAAAATTTGACCGGCTTGTCATATCTCCACGCATCAACCCGTTCAAATTAAACTTGGTTTCGTACCTGCCTAATTCATCCTCAAAAAACAGCTTTCTGTCCATTTCTTGCTCATACCGCTTAACGGATGGGCGAATAGAATACTTAGCGTATTGGATATCTTGATGTTCTATGTTTGAAAATGTCGCTCTTGATAAATCAGCCAACATATGAGGAGGTAGATTAAATATCCTGGCGATATCCTGCAAAGCGAATGTGCGTGTTTGCAGCATCTGAGCAGCCTCCGGAGCGATACCAACCTGTTTATACTTTACACCCTGGTCAAGAATAGGCGTGCCGAAATTTTTTGTCTGATTAAATTTCTTAGCAAAATCGGCTGCAACATCAGCCCCCATCACTTTATCTGTTTCAAGAACAGCCTTCACATTTCCTCCCTGTTCAAAAAATTCATTTCCGAAAGACTGAGCGGAAATGCCACTGCTAATAGCCGCAGCGTTGTAAACAATGGGATTTACGCCTGTAATTCCATCTTCTGACATCCCGAAAAAATGCAACATGTCTTCATCCGGATAGGTCCCGTCGAAAAAAAGGCTACCGGCCACAATATACCATTTACGTGCATTTCTAAACACAACACTCACTAACCGGGGATGGACCGGTATCAATTCCACCGGATCACCTTTCATATCCCGACGGATAATAACAAAAGCATTCCCCCAACCTTCCAAACATGAATTAGTGTATTCCCAAAAAGTAAACACATTCATCCATCCGTTGGGCTTGTATTTTATCAGCTTGTATATATTGTGCTTACGGGCATCATGCCGCCCGGTTTCGTCAATAGAAAAAACAGTTTTAGGTAAGGAAGCTACCGTCTCAGAACGAAGACGGATTGCCGCATATACGGCGGTGAAACGCATTGCTTGTTCTGTGTTTACAGATGATAAGGCAGAACGGAATGAAGAAATAGAAGATAATCCGTTTCCCATGCTGTCAAAAGATCCTCTCGAACTTCTTGTTTTAAAAGAGGAAACCTTGCGTTTAAATATACCCAATAAGCTTTCCATTCTCCGCATTTTTTCACAAAATACAGATACTTATTTGATATATGCAACATCATGAACAAAGATTAACACACTGATACTTATTACTTTAACTGTATATTTGAACAGTTTATTTGATAACTAAAATTAGAATAAAAAAATATGAAAAGAAGATATAAAAATCATACAATATACAAAAAATAGCCTCTTACGAAAAGAGGCTATAAAATAATCAAAATCATTTGCAATTTTGGAAAAACAAATTAACTTTTTTTATTTGTTATTTCCGTCTGTCTGCTTCTTCAAGCTCTTAAACGCTTTCAATAAAAACTCAATAAACGTTATATCATCTTTAAACTGATCCACATAATCCACATCTAAAGACCGGACATAGTTGTATGTTAACTCTCCAAGTGCATCACATATTTCATCAACTTTATACTGGGTGTTTATCATTTTATCGAAAACTTCATAATCATATTCTACCATAACATTTCCTCCTATTCAAAATCAATGCAACTAAAAACAACATTAAGTAACTCCTCAAATGTATCTTCACTATATACCGGCATCGTGCGGCCACGATAGTAGGGATTCGGCTTGTTCCGGCCATACTTCAGACCTTCATCTATCAACACGCAATAGCTCCGCCATCCGGCATTTACTCTCTCCATATACCCTATACTGCAAAGCACATCGTTAAAATACTCTACATTTATGGTAACACCATGCTTGCGAAGCAACCTGGTTGCACTTATCATTCCATCACCGGCAGCCGGAGGAAGTGTTAAGCCTTTACCTTCCGGTAAAGCCCGGATCCCGTCGTTGTTGATTCGCTGGATTAGTTCCGTCTTTGCCTCATTGTCCAACGGTAGTGACATAATGTGCTGGACTGTATCGATTATCGCATCTGCCTTTGACATTGATTGTGGGTTCATGGCACGGTGAAAAACTTGACGGTATATTTCAAATATCTTTCTATTTTTACGAGCAATGAAATATTCTAAACAAGGCACGGACAAGTAGTAATCATTGGTTGGTCTTCCTCCTTTAGGGTTTTCACCCAAACGGGTGAAAACCTTGTAATCAGAATCTTGTTCAAATAATCCATTATTTTTAAGCGCCTCTACAGCCTTATGTTTACTAACATAAGCTAAAGGCCAAACATCATCCAATGATACCGGAAATTCTTTACCGGAAACTTGTAAAGAACAAATTTCCTCAAAATATAGCTTTACTTCCGAAGAAATACTGCTTTTCAATAACTTACTCATAATACTTCTCCTCCATTTATTACATCATATGCACCAGCAAGTGCAAATACAAAGAAAAAACATAGGATAAGCAGGATGCACATTTTTACATCCTCTACTTTTTCAACAGGGATTACATCTTTCCAAGGTTCTGGAAGACGCTTCTTAAGGTTCATAATTAAGGCAAAAAGCATTGCCCACGATAATATTGTTCCGAGCTTTACGGATGCAGGTACAGGCGTACCAGCAGCGGTTGTTGTTTGTTTCATCTGGAGTTTCGCTATTAGATGAATGAATAATAAATAAAAAAAGCAGCTCTATAAATCCCAAGGTTGCGAAACTCCATACACATCATAGATGTATATAATAGGATTATATAGAACTGCCAATGCCTTCTATTATCTATTGACCTGCTCGCTTGCAGTGCCTGTGTATGAAATTTCGCACTACAAAGATGAGCATTAATTTCTTTCTGTGCAACATATTCTGTTGCTTTTTCAACAGGGATTACATCTTGCCAAGGTTCCGGCAGACGCTTCTTAAGGTTTATGACTAAGGCAAAAAGCATTGCCCATGAAAAGATTGTTCCGAGCTTTACGGATGCAGGTACAGGCGTACCAGCAGCTGAGATTGTTTGTTTCATCCGTGTTTCGCATTTGATGAATAAATAAAAAAAGCAGCTCTATATAATCCTAAGGTCGCGAAACACACATATATCAGGGATATATGAATGGATTATGATAGAACTGCCAATGCCTTCTACTCTCCCTTTGCCTGCTCGCTTGCAGTGCCTATATGTGTATTTCGCACTACAAAGGTGGCACAAAGATTTTAGAAAAGCAAATTATTGCTCTTTTTCTTTCTCTATTTGTATCAACTTTTCTTCTAATTCAATGATTCTTTTAAGATAACCGTTTGTTTCATTTTGATTGACGATTATTTGGTCTTGGTTTTTAACTATTTTGTTAACCTTCCAATACCAACAAAGCAATTCTCTTCCTAAAATAAAAAGACCAAGTGCTACAGATAAAATGAGCCAAATAAATTTAATATTATCTCCTACAACAAAGGTAAACTCTACTTCGGAATATTTAGATGAAAGTGAAATTGTTGTTTCGGTTAAAACAACATCCAAAGACCGAATGGGAAAAATGTTTATTGATAAAATTCTACTTGAAAGATTTGTTAATCACCCTCAAAAAGTTATTGGGATATTTAATAATGATGTACAAAGAAAAGAAAACAGCGATATTTCTTTTACTTTGGTTTCAGGATTATTTATGGTATACACACAATTTCTTACACAAATAGAAGGCGTATACTATTTAGATCCACCTCCTACTGCATTGAAAGAACCTTTTAACAGATATATGAAGCGCTTTTCTGTGCTTATAACTAAAGATATTTTTGAATTATTTAAGTCTTAAATTTTTCCTTCTTATTTGAGATTCTTCTTCATCTTTTGCTGATAAAATACGCTCTATATGTATTTTATCAGAAACTCGTTGTTTTATTACCTGACAGTAATTGAGTTCTTTTTCTATACCAATCCACTTACGATTATAAGCTTCTGCAACTGCAAAAGTAGTACCTGAACCTCCAAAAGGATCTAAAATATAACTATCTTCATTGGAAGAAGATAGGATTATTTTTCTTAATAACTCTACAGGTTTTTGGGTTTCATGAGCAAATCTCTCCCATGCACCATTTGATATAGTAGGTATTTCTAAAACATCTTTAGGTTTTGCTCCCAATGGATTGGGTTCCCATTCGTATTTTTTGTTACTTTTTCCATTTGAATATTGAGAAGTTTCGGCTTGAGTGCGTTTAGGATAACGAACTGTATGTTCATTATACGGAATACGAACTTCATCTATATTAAAGATAAAATCGTGACTTTTCCTAAAATGAAGAATACTTTCATGAGATCTCCCCCAGTCTTTACCTAAATTTGCTTTATTTCTATAATACCAAACTAACCATCTACATCCTTTAAAATAAGGAGAGGATACATATTTAATATCTGCAAGTATTTCCGAAAAGCCACAAATATACATTGAACCCTTTTTTGTCAGCACCCTCTGAGCTTCTCTTACCCATTCTACAGTCCAATCTAAATAATCTTTTTGCGAGTCAAAAACATCCCATTCGGCTTTTTTTATATTGTATGGTGGATCTGCAAAAATCAAGTCTACAGAATTTGATTCCAATTCTTTTAGAAAATCGATACAATCACAGTTATACAAATCTCCTAAGTTAGTCTGAAAGAAAGGCTTTATTTCCTCTTTTATAAGATTAATCGGTTTGTAAAAGCAATCTAATTGTATGTCTTGTACCAAATTTTGAATTTGATTATCCGAATATACTCTATAATTATTCATTGGATGACGAAGACTTTTAAATTTCCCACTATTGTCCCATCTACGGAGTGTTTCTTGGCTAACACCAAGTATTTTAGCAGCTTGCCCTATTGTATAGTATTTATCCATATCATTAATCAACCTTATACAAGTTTACACTGCAAATATATATCTTTCTTGTTATAACAAGCAAATATCAGATGTGTTTTTTCCAATAAATGCTTTAAATTTTGCACAGATTGTGCATTGAATGAATATCCCTATATATATATCACCAGTATAAAAATGTATATTAAAACGTATTTCTTTTCGTCTTTTTCTTAGATTTTAGAGGTTGTTCATTTATCATATTGGTATTTGATAAAAACTTTGCTTCTAACAAAATGAGAGATAGCCATAAAAGCATTTTACAATATTTGAACCTTTTCATTAGGTAGCGACGCATTTCACCTCTTAGTTCTTGATATTCCCCTTTGCTTTTTCTTCTTACGTTTCTGTACCTGTAATTTATTTGCCAGTGTTGCATGGTAATTATTGCCATCTCCCAATGAAAAAATAGACAACAGAGAATTAATATTACTCTTATTTTTCTGATTGTCAGATTTCCCTTTATTTTGCTTGCTTTCAAGATTACAAGAAATATTGTTTTCTCTTTCACTGGATTGGAATATTTCTGTTTTCTTTTCGCCAGTAAAGTCTTGATTCTGTAGTTCAAGTTGCTCGGAGATAGAACCATTTTTCATCGTATTGTGGTAGTCAAACGATTCCGATAATTGGCGATCGTAGCCAAACAGTTTATCGAAGCCATGTTCCGCTTGTTGGAACAGGTTCACACGGTCAAAACCACCTTTGATTACTCCGTTTTTAGTGTTCTTGTGATTGGTAAGTGGTGATAGCTTCTTTTTGTTAGATTGGTCTTTTCGACTGACAATCAAATGACAGTGCATATTCAGTTCATTGTCGGAACGGGTGCGGTCAAAATGTATCTTCCCGTAAAACTTTATA